AGATATCAATGATCCTGCCATTGTATTTGTCAGCGACCCAAGTGCTTGTTCTGTCCAGCACCTCGTAGATCCCAAGACCTTCAATATGGACCTTAGTGCCAAATGGCAGCGGACTTGCTACTGAATATTCAGGTGTCAGCTCCTTGCCCCAGGCCCCGATAACTATGCCACCCTGCCTATCCTTCGCCCACTGTCCGCAGCATATCTCACAGCTACAGTATGCTGTAACCCTATAGACCTCCGTTGCTGGCTCCTTGACTGTGAGGAGTTCTTGCACCTCGATGACCTGTTCCTCGGCTTCAACTTCAAAATCGATTGTAGGCGATTCTGAGGGCTCATATACTGCCGAGTATTCCTCGTAAGTTATGACCTCATACTCTGGCGCCGGATCTACTGCCTCAGCTCTAACGATTTCTCGTAAGATTATCGCAAGCATGATGCAAAAGATTATGAGGGCTAATGTTTTGAGTGGGCTTTTATAGGTCATCGCCGTTCACCCACTTCTCAAACCTTGCCTTTGGAATGATGAAGGAAGCCTTACCCTCTCCCCTGACTACGGCTCCTATAGGTATAGTGCCTTGGATGATACCTTGTCTTATGAATTGGGGATTTCTTCCCAGAATTTTAGATACTTGTTGGACTGTTAGTGTTTCGATCTTTTCCATGGTTTGCCTCCTTTGTTTAGTATCTTATTTAGATACTTCAATGTCAAAAAAAATACTATCAATTTCCTCGGGTGTTAGAGAATATTTGTCTTTGATAGCTTGTATTTCTCGTTGAGTAAACTCAGCGCCTCTATAGCGATTGATCTTTGTGCTGAATGTAGCCTCTGAAATTCCTAAATAATCCGATAGGCTTCTTCCACTATCCCCATGTAACATCATCACAGACTTCAATTTTCTCGCATTCATAGTCATGCCTCCTTTCTTAATTGAGTATCTTTTTAAGATACTTTTATTTTAGCATGATTATTTTAATAATACAATAGTATTTTGTATCTTTTTTATAAACTTTTTGATATAATCCAGAATATAGGGTAAACATTAGATACTAAAAGGAGGTGAATGTTTTGAACATGGGCGACAGAATTAAAGAACTTAGGAAAGAAAAGAATATGTCTATGGAAGAATTAGGCGCGATTGTGGGTGTTGGTAAGGCTGCTGTACATAAATGGGAACATGGGATAGTTAAAAATTTAAAAAGAGACATAATCCATACTTTATCAGCTTACTTTGGAGTAAATCCATCATATTTGATGGGGATGACCGATGTTAGAGAATATAAATCTAAAGGCAACGGCTCAAAGATTGTCCCGATTGTATCTGGAGCAATTGCTGCAGGGAAACCTATTTTAGCAAACGATCATGTAGATGATGTATTCGTGATTGATTCGAGCGTTGATGCCGATTTTATTATTAAGGTCAAAGGGTCGTCAATGATAAATGCAGGTATCTTTGATGGAGACTTAGCATTCATAAGGATCCAACCAGAAGTAGAAAATGGGCAAATAGCAGCGGTTATTTTCGATGGGGAAGAAGCAACTCTAAAGAGGTTTTATCGCGAAAATGGATACATTAAGCTTGTCAGCGAAAATCCATCAGTTCCGACTAAGGTCTTTGACAAAGGCGATATTAGAATCGTGGGTAAGTTAGTAGCAGTATTAAACATAAGGAGGTGATAATTTGTGACAAAAAAAGAAAAACCCAACGAGAAAAAGGGATTCCGCAGAGCCAACGGTACCGGCTCAGTATATGAACTAAAAGGCAACCGGCGCAATCCTTTTGTCGCCGTATCATCCTACGTTGATGAAAAAGGGATCCAACAGAGAAAAGTAATCGGATACGCGCCTACCAGAACAAAAGCAACTATACTGCTGGATGCATATAACTCTGGATCGTTCCAGCCGGCGGATAAGATCACACTGAAAGAACTGTACGATGAGTGGATAAAAAATAAGAAGATGAGCGACTCATCGAGGAAAGCAACTTCAATGGCCTGGAATTATATCAAGACTTACCAGTCGATGCGGTTTGCAGACTTAAGAGCGGCACACTTGCAGTATACGATCGATGAGGTGGAAAATCAAGGCAAAGGGTACAGCACAGCCAAAAGCGTAAGGACCCTTTGGACCCAATTATATAAGCACGCGATCAAGAATGACATATCAGTCAAGGATTACTCCAAGTATGTTGACATGCCAAAAGAGACTGGCTCTGACAAATCAAGGTTCACCGATGCGGAGATCAAAAGGTTGTTCACCCTTGCTGATCAGGATCCGTACGTAAGTCCGATACTCATCATGATCTATACTGGCTTGAGAATTGGAGAGCTTATGCAGCTGACTAGATTTAACGTGGATATTGATAAGATGGTAATAACCGGCGGGATAAAAACAGATGCCGGCAGAGACAGGATCATACCTATCCACAAGAAGATACAACCCTTTATTAGGGATTGGTACAACAAAGGCGGGGACGCTCTGATAATTAATAAAATGGGGAAACCCATGACTGCTGGCACCTACAGGGAAAACTACTTCAAGCCAATCATGAAAGACAATGGATTTCGGGAGGAGCTTACCCCGCATTCATGCCGCCATACTTTTGCATCCATGTTGGCAGCCAATGGAGTTGACACGGTCCATATACAAAAGCTGATCGGTCATACTGATTACGCATTGACTGCCAATGTTTACACCCATCCTGAAGTTAATGAACTTAAGAAAGCTATAGGGAGGCTAAAATAAATGGAAACAATTGGGAATTATACCCTATACCCCTATATAATGCAAAATTATTTTACAAATATCTACCAATTTTGTTAGTTATGTGATAGTTACGGGAGCATTTTTGAGCCTATTGTAGCCTTTTTTAGATAATAGTGAAAATTTTATAACCATTGTAAAATAGCTATTTATCGAGGTTATATCGACCTCTTGATATAGATGGAAGGTTATCCCCCTGGTAACCTCACCATGGCTATTTTACTTTGTTTGAATGGGCCTTGTTAGTTATGTGATAGTTACGATTTTGTCTGGATTTAGTCCGGGCTTTTTTATTTGAAAAATAAATTAAAAAAAATATAAAATAATTATAAATAATGTATTGACAATGTAATTACATGATGATATGCTTAGATTAAAGAAAGAGATCAGAAACCAACCAAACCTAAGGAGGTAACAAAATGACAGCCCTAGAAAAAATGAGAAAAGAATACAGAGACCACATCGAAGAAATAGTAAACGAATACTTAACAGTGATCAAGAAACACAGACCAGAGCTTACAGAAAAGCAACAAAACAAAATGGCTCACAAAATGGCTCAAGATAATACCAACTTAATAGCAGATGCAGAAATGAATAAAATATGGAGTGAGATAGAGGTTGCATAAACTATCAGGGGCGAAAGCCCCTGCAAACTAAAGGAGGAGAAATAAGATGGCAAAAAGCGAGTATATACAAATAAGAGTAAGCACTGAGATAAAAAAGAAGCTCCAAACCGCAGCCGATGCGGAGAATAGAACGCTAAGTAACTACTTGATAAACGCGGGGCTTGAAAAAATAAAGGAGGATAAGAAAATGGAAAAGAGAATATTCAGCGTAATAGAACAAGATGGTAAAACATACAATGTGTATGAAGAGCCTTATATGTTCAGTGATGACGAGTACCGGGCTGAGGCAGAAGATGAAGAAGGCAACAAATACACTGCACATTGGGCTATATTAGATAGCTGGAAAGCATTACCCGATGATGCCGATGCAGGACAAGAAGAGGCCTGTGATTGGGATAACGGATGGATAACAAAATAAGAGCCTAAGGGCTCTTTTTTCTTGCCTTTTAAGCCATACTTTACTATGCCTAACTAATTTCAGAGGCCTTGTAGGGCATCCTGGAGCGTGGTTAGAATGTGCATTTTTACACGTTTTATTAAATAGAGTTTAACTTGCTGGCAACTTGCTGAAAGGCAAATAAAAAAGCCCCGGATCATTCCAGGGCTTCATCCTCTTCCTCTTCAATTGCATTCAAAAATCCATCAGGGTAATAAGTGTTATAAGTGTTCCCGATGCTGCTGTCTCTATTTGCATCAACGTGAGCTTCAGCCAGAATATACACAATTAAAGTGGATCCTGCTGTGATTATCCCAGCCACCTTTTCAACATCAGCCTCTGCAAAATTAAAAGCAAACATCAAAGCTGATATAAACCCGATCAACGCAACCCAGAACTTTCTGGAGCTAAGCTTACTTTTCCAATCTATCATTTTATCTCCTCCTTTACCTTATCCCGTTTATCTCATCGTAGTCCTTTACGTAATTCATCTCCATATGCTTCAGGTTGATCTCCTTGTTATACTCCAAATAGAACTTATAGACGAATACTGGACCGGCCACAGCTTCAACTGCAAATATACCAAGGAGTGTTTCGCTTTGCATCAGTATGGCCATATAAAGCGTTATGACCTGAATAATGAAACACCACGTCATAAAGGACCAGAATGCCTTTTTATCGGTCCTGGTCCTTTTCTTAGTCTTTATACCTAACGCTTTTCTCATTTCAGGTATGTTCATATCATCAATCATTCCAGATCACCGCTTTTTTAGATTCATCCCATCCGACCTTAAAGCCCAGGGCTTCTCCAAGGATCCTGGCGGGTATGTCCTTACCATCAATCTTTAGGTAAGTTACCCCGCTTTTGTTGACCCCTTCAAGTCTCCTCTGCTTGCCATTGATAATAAGGTCAATGGTATCTGCTATCAACATTGCCTTAAACTTCTGCCATTGCGCAGGATCCCTCACAAAAGGCTCAGGGCATACCTTGCCAGATACGTCAAAATGTCGGTAAACATTTGATACAGGGATGCTATACTTCTCCATCAATTCCTTCCCCAACTCGACCCCGTTCTTGATTGTTTGTGGAGTTAAGATATACTGACCTCTTGAATCCTTGTCACTGCAAAGCTCAATTCCTATACTGTTAACATTCTTGACCTTGCCCTTCATTGTCGCCCCACCATTGGTGTACTTTTGCTTATCTCCACAATGCCAGGCAGTATCTTCATCTCTTACAACCTGAGTGACTGAATCTTCATCAACAAAATAATGAGCCGATGCTCCTCTGTGGACGGCCTTAAAGTATAAAGCGTTATTTTCGTCTGTGTCGCCATCGTTCGCTGTGTAATGGTATACTAAATATAATATTTTATTCCCAGCTCTGCCTTTAGTAAAGTTTATATTTGTTAGATTGGTTTTCCTAAGCATCCTCTCACCTCCCAATGGTCTGGATATACCAGACAAAAAAACCTAACAGCGTGACGATGGCCGTAGTTATCATCCACTTCAAGGTGGCAACCAAATTCTTGATTTGTTCAACAAGGTTTTTCAATTCATTCTCTGTGCTTGACCTAAACTGCTCTAGTTTATCAATTCGCTCTGAATGATTATTGAGCCGTCTATCATGCATTCCAAATTTTTCGTCTATTTGCTTATGTTTTTCTTTGCAGATGTCGTTATCCGTCAATAGTCGCCACCTCCACTGTCTTTATATCTCTTTCCAGCCTGCGGGATACGTTGCAGGGCTCCAAGTATTCACGTCAATCAAACTCTCATATGTCTTGCCGTTACAGGTTACCCTGTCGCCAATTTTATAGGCGTCATGGGCTCCTGTTGGCTGCTTCCACTCAGCTATGGTGCCAACCGGTATGGCTGGAGTGAACAGTGCTGGTGTTTTATCCGGGGTCCAGTCTGCTTGGCTCGTATGAGCTTGTACGACCTTGTACAGCTTCCCATCATATCGCAGGATGTCCCCGACTGCATATGCTTTCCCTACTTCAAAGGCTGGGTACACTTCAACCAGCTGCGCGATCTCCTCTGGATCCAGCGCTTCGGTCTTGATGAGGTCTCTTGTGGCGATCTGTGCAGCCTTCCTGCTGGCTACAAACTGCTTATTAAACTCTACGACCTTGGCCAGTCTTTCATCATGAGTCATATTACACACCACCATTCAACATAGCGTCTATTACTTGCTGTAGCTCTAGTAGTGTAGGTATCGACGCAATATTAGTAGCTATTTGCTCCAACTCTGCTGTGGTCAAAGGAGTTCCTGTAATATCCTCAAATTGATCTGGTGTGATTACTGCTTTCTCTACTGCTTTAATAACCATAGCCCTATTCCATAATCCTCTGGTGAAGTTCTTTTTAATCATTTCAAAAGTCATAATATCACCCCTTACATAGACAATAAGTTTTGAAATTCCATAGCTGCTGCAATTCTCTCTTCTGCTGTTGGTTCTGGTTCTGGTTGGGGCTTGTTTATTTCTGCTTGTATAGCAAGGATAGCTTCTGCTTCATCAAGACCATCATCAACTGTGTGTATTTGTCTTAGTGCGTTCAAGTTCATTACTGCTTGGCATACATCACCATTAACCTCTATTACATGAGGAAAATAGTCTACTGCTGGAAACTGTTGTCTTATCTTTTCAGGTGTTGCAATTTCACCATTAGGATACATATATGTTTTTGTTCCTGTAAATTTTTCTAATTTTATCATTGTATCACTCCTTATTTATATTGGTAAGCATCTACTACTGCAGAATAACTTCCTGTATATCCACCACCAAACAAAGCATAGTCTCCTACACTTGTTGCTGATAACCGCTCTCTCGCTGCACTCAATGCAGTTGGTGTACTTCTTACTAAACTTGTGTTGTAAGCATCTACTACTGCAGAACTACTTCCTGTAGTTCCACCACCGAACAAAGCATAATCTCCAATACTTGTTGCTGATAAATACCTTCTCGCTACACTTAATGCAGTTGGCGTACTTCTTACTAAGCTTGTGTTATAAGCATCTACTACTGAAGAAACACTTCCTGTATATCCACCACCGAACAAAGCATAATCCCCAATACTTGTTGCTGATAAATAATATCTCGCTACACTCAATGCAGTTGGCGTACTTCTTACTAAGCTTGTGTTATAAGCATCTACTACTGAATAACTACTTCCTGCAACTCCACCGCCAAATAAAGCATAATCTCCAATACTTGTTGCTGATAAATAATATCTCGCTACACTCAATGCAGTTGGTGTACTTCTTACTAAGCTTGTGTTATAAGCATCTACTACTGCAGAATAACTTGCTGTAGCTCCACCACCAAACAAAGCATAATCTCCAATACTTGTTGCTGATAAATACCCTCTCGCTACACTTAATGAAGTTGGTGTACTTCTTACTAAACTTGTGTTGTAAGCATCTACTACTGCAGAACCACTTCCTGTAGTTCCACCACCGAACAAAGCATAATCTCCAATACTTGTTGCTGATAAATACCCTCTCGCTACACTCAATGAAGTTGGTGTACTTCTTACTAAGCTTGTACTATAAGCATCTACTACTGAAGAACTACTTGCTGTAGCTCCACCACCAAACAAAGCATAATCTCCAATACTTGTTGCTGATAAATACCCTCTCGCTACACTCAATGAAGTTGGCGTCCCAAAATAACTTAATATCTTAGCCAATCCACCATCTTTCCAAACACCATTAATATTAACCATTAACTTTTCAGCTTTTTTCCAAACTCCGTTTATATTGCACCATACCTCTGTACCTTGCTTTTCAATTCCACCTATATTTGCGTGTATAGTCACATCATCACTTCCTTATGGTGTGTACTTAATCCACACATCACCATTACTACCGCCAGAAGGGTCTGCTGTGGATAAAGTAATATTCCGTAATTGCTTAGTTGTATATGAAGTGTTATTTTGTGCGGCAGCAATTCCTGTAAAAGTTCCGCCTGCTATTGGCATTTGAGCATCATTAGTAACATTACTCAATCCTACATCTGATTTTGTAAGCGTTACAACACCTGTTTTCCCTGCGACTGAAGTTACTGCATTCACCTGTGCTCCTGCTTGTATGCCCGCCAATTTCGATTTCTCAGTATCAGTATAAGCATTGGTATCCGCATTACTCTCATATAGCGTTTTTATCTCACTTGCTGTTTGATCTGCTGTCGCACCTGCTTCTATCCCTGCCAACTTATTCTTCTCAGCGGTTGTGTAATCCTCAGTTGAGAGGCCTTTGCCTGTAACCTTAGCTACCTTGCCATCCTCCAAGCCTTTCAGCGCTGTATCGATCGCATCCATGTTGTCGTTCTGGTCCTGGATGTTGTAGTAGTCGCTATTATTCGGTTTCTTTAAGTTATAATTTATCGTCTGATCCATTAAGCCAAATCCCCCTCTCTTAATGTACTATGTGTAAACGCTGCTAAATCTCCATGAGTGAATGTCGTCAAAGAAAGGTGCATTCTAAAGAGGTAATAATAAAGCAATGCAAGATGAGCTGGCTTTAGTTCTTCAACAACTGATTCCAGGTCATCCATATTAGGAGGTACTCCGACTATACTGGTAAAAGCAACATGTATTGAGCCATCAAAGGTTATATCAGCATCGCCATTAGTATATGAATCAACTACAGTCTTAAGCATTCCTGCATCAACCTTGCCTGTCCCGCGTTCTTTTGATTTGATTACGGATCGTCTATCTGATAAAGGTTTGCTAAGATTAGTAGGTATACCTAAGTCTCTCTCGTATATATCAAGAGCCCAGGTTGCTGTATTAATATCCAGTTGCCTACGTAAATCTTCTATTGCAACTTCTAACCCTTGAATTTCGGTTTCACTTGCAGTAAAGAGCGACTTATATATGTCAGATTTTTGCATAAAGGAAGGTAAATATTCTATCAATGGTCTATTCATTCAGAGTCACCGTCCCCAAAATAGCGACTTGAGCATCCCCGATGACAATATTTGAAGTTCCACCATTTACGGTTAGATTTTCATACCCCATTATCCCAGCGCTTGCAAGGATTACAGCACCGATATTGCCATATCCCACATAGTCGCTCACAAATGCTATACTTGCTAGATATTCCGTTATAGCAGCTTCAACGTTAGCCTGCATTACTGGATCACTTACTGATGGATCCTTTACAACAGTTGCAATAATATTGATTTGTAAGGCTTCAGCACTCTCAACCGTGCAATATGCACCTATTGGCGCTTCCCCCTCGCCAAGTCCAGATATTCCAGGGTCTATATGCTCTTGCACGGCACTCACCAAAGACCCACTGGCAGGTTGCTTATCAGCATCTATTATTCGTACCTTTACTGTATTATTACCATCCCAAAGCGGGTATACTTTGGCATTCCCAACTCCTGGTACTTCCTTAGCCCAATTAATATAGTGAGCCTTATTACCGCTTGTTGCTGGGGTCCTTCTTCTCTCATAATATCTGGTAAGTAAAGCTGAGTCTGATTCGGCTTCAAAACCATCCTCAGTAGGCTCGTTATTTATTACAGCGGTTATACCAGCAATAGTAATTGGCATAAGAGTTATTTGTTCAGCTGGCACATTACCCATAGCTCCAGCAACAGCAGCCTGTATTTTGACTGTTCCTGATGATGTTATTACGATTGTTTCCGTCGCTACGAATTGTATCCCACTTTCTGTCTCAAATAGATCTCCTGTAGTTACCGTGCCATTGCCAGTAACAGTAACTTCGCCGATAGAGTAAGTTGCAGGAAGCCTAACTATGCCAGTCCTTTGTCTTATAAATGTTTCCAGTTCGTCACCTTTGAGGTTTTCAATGTCTAACTTGTCGGCTACGCCCTCAATGTCTGTGTAGGTATTTTCAAGTTCTTTTGCTACTGGAGCGACAGAGTCATAGATAAAAGAACCTTCTCTTTTATCATACTTATTAGGAATCCTCCCAAGCATATCAGAAACAATTTCAGTAAATGTCTTCATATATTCACCTCCGCCTGCCCATAAATAGTTGAAGCGCTGAAAGAAGCAGCAAGCTCAGAACCATCAAAGTTAACTGCCACATCGCCAATTTCTTGGATAGCTTCATTAGTAAGCAAGGCTTCTCTTATCATCCTTGTTATTTCAGCTTGTACAAAATCTCTATCAAAAACGCTGCCAATCAAATTATGATGGCCTGACCCATAACTGCTATATATCTCAAGATTTTTGCGAGTCCTTAATATTTTTTCTATCCAAGTCTTTACATAATCAAGGCCTGAGTTCTCTTGGATCTTTCCGTCAACTAAAATAAAGTCACCATTTATAAAGTCAAAAGCAAGTGATGAGTGTACTGTATCTGTTGCTACAATTTCTTCCGTTGCAAATTCAAGCTTCGCTATTTTTGGCAGCATATTATCCCACCTTGTCTATTACATAAAATATTTTGAAATCTATATCGGGCACCATTATGACCTTATCGCCTACTTTTAGAGGATTTATAACTTGCAACTGCCTTGTTATAACACTTGTATAAGCATCATCTGTATACTCAAGTGTAAATCCTGTCTTTAAGAGATTAGATACAATCAAACTCTTGCCCTCTAATATAATATTCTCGCCCCACTTTACTTTTAGTGGCGAAGCAGATATTACCTCACCAGTGGTGATGTTTACAAAGAATTTGTTGTCTCTATCCTTAAACATTTGGGCTAA